CAGGGCCGGCAGGGTCTGCGTGCGCAGCAAGTCGCCGCCAGCGCTGAAGAAGCGCGCCGTCACCGCAGACCCGCCCCACGGCGCCGCCAGGGCTTCGAGCTGGGCGCGCTGAGTGGTTGCGGCCAGCCAGGCAGCGGCGGCCGTGCCGTCAACGATTGAGACAGCCACGGCTCAGACCCGTCAGGCCGCGCTGCCCCGGAAGAACACGCCGGCCGCCATCGGGATGTCGCCACCGTCTGGGGTCTTCACGAAGTCACTCAGCGTCAGCGGGATCAGGTCGGCGTCGGTGCCCGTCGTGGTGTCAGGGTCGTAGCAGACCACCAGGTCAGTCCAGGCCGTGCCCGCACCGATGGTGGCCCAGGTCTGCGCCGGCAGACTCAGCTCGATGCGGTTGTTGGTGTTGTCGGGCGCGGGCACCGAGGCCAGCTCGGCGTCGGTGAGCACCTTGCGGCTGTAGCCCGAGTTCGTCACCTCGGCCACACCAGCATCACCCAGCAAGGCCGCCAGCGTGGCGTAGTCCTGCATGGTGGCATCGCTGGTGCCGCCGTTGTTGATGGCCACCAGCACCAGGGCGCTGTTGGCGGGGTCGTTGCCCTTGACGCGGCGATACAGCTCGGCCACGCGGCCCAAGGCGATGTTGAAGACGAATGCGGGCATGGTCGGTCCTTGTGATGCGGAAGGCCCGCCGCCTCAGTCAGACGACCAACAGCAGCGTGCTCGTGGATGGGTCAGGGCCGACAAGCGCGGCCACCGTGCCAGCGGTGTCAAGCGCCGCCAGCGAGCGACGAAGCGCGGTCATCGCGTCGTCTGCGTTCTTGAAACTGCGCGAGGCGCCAGATGGGGCGCCCTGCGACTGGATGCGCCGGGGTGCGCCGGCCGCGGCGATCAGCGAGACGGCCATGCACTGAATCAGCACCTGGTCGGATTCGCTGTAGCCTGCATCGATCATTGAAGGCTCTGCAGCCTCTACCTTGTCGCAGGCCGCCTGCACCACGAAGGCCGGGAGCGTGACGCCCAGGGCCTGATCGAGGTACTGAGCGGCCTGCGCTGCGGTAATCACGCCTTGGCCTTGCCTTTGGCGGCCTTTGCTGCTTCAGCATCAGCCTTGGCGGCCGGGTCTTCGCTGGCGGGGTTGACCACCAGCGCGCCAGCCTTCACGGTCGGCGCCCACACGCTCACGGCCTCGGCGTCATCCTCGGCCGGCACGCACTTGCCCACAGCCCATGCGGGCAGGCTGTCCACGCAGGACAGCTCGACCACATGGCCCGGGACCGTGCCAGCCGGCCAAGGCGCCTTGAGATGCGTTACCTTGACTTTCATGCTCAGGCCGCCGTGAAGTGGGCGAACGGGGCGCGGCCGTCGAAGTCCGTGCGGAACTGCGGCGCGGTCACCGCCATCACGTCGAAGACGTAATCGTCCTCGGGGTTCATGCGGGTCTTCGGGCGCGTCGTCATCGGCATGGCCGACAGGATTGAGCCCCAGTCACCGCTGCCCAGGCTCGCCACCGCGATGATGTTGTCGGCCGGCACGCGCGAGCAGGGGATGATGTTCTCCACCATGTCGATGCTGCGCAGAGCTTCCAGAATCTTGCGGTCGCCGTTGGCCTTGAAGTCGGTGATGGCCGCGTAGGTCCAGTCGCTGTAGTTCAAGAAGAACGTGATGCGGCCGAAAGCGTTGTCACCCTGCAGGGCGTTGATGACGCCAGCGAAAGCCGTCACCCAGTTGGCACCGGTCGTGGCCGGGGTGTTCAGGTCGAAGCCGTGCGTTCCGGTGTTGCGCTGCGGGTGGTTGCGCAGGCCGAGGACAGGCGAGCCACCGACGACGATGCTGCTGTCGCCGTTGAGCACCATGTCTTCCAGCTTCTCGGCCACCTTGCGCTGGTGGTTGGCGATGGTCTCGACATCCAGGCCGATGCCGCCCTTGCGCACCACGGCCATCTGACGCCAGCCCATGCGGGCCGCAGAGCTGATGACGGGGACCGGCGTGCCCACGTACTTGACCGTGGCTTGATCGGCCACCAAGCCGTTGCGGCCGTCCATCGACACCGAGACCGTCCCGCTGTCGCTGATCTGCGGGAAGTAGCTCACGATGTCACCAACACCCAGCGGCGTGGTGTTGGCAGCGGCCAGGGTGTTGTAAACCGCCAGCACATCGCGCTGGATTTGGATCGAGCGCGAGTCGATGCGGCGCCAGGCGTCGATGTCCACCGTTGCGGCGTTGCCCATCAGCTGCATGTCGGCAGCCGAGTTCGCGGCCAGCGCGGTTTGCGACAGGTTGAAGCCAGCACGCGCGGCGTTGATCGCGGCCTGTTGCTCGGGAGTGAATTTCAGCATGTCTGTTGCTCCTTCAGGATCAGGCCTTGACGTAGGGCAGTGCGATTTCGACTTCCACCAGGTCGCCGGCAGCGCGAACAACGGCCTCGCGGCTGAAGGCGATCACGCGGTTGGTTGCAGCGGCGGCGACAGCGCGACCAGCGGCGCCGATGGTCAGCTCCTGCCCGAAGGTGTACGTGGCCGCAGCCACCGCCACCAGGTAACGCTGACCCGGCTCCAGCACGTAGGCGATGCCGGTGTCACCGCTGGCGTAGGCGGTCTTGAGCGGGTCGTTGGCGTTGAGTTGGTCCGTGCCATAGAAATCACGCGGCGCCAGCAGGCGGATGACGGTCGTGCCCGGCGCAGTGAGCTGCGTCAGTTGCGTGGCCGTCTCGGTGACGAAGGTGCAGGGGACCAGCGCGCCAGAAACGACGCGGGCGTCAGTGGTGACGGGCTGGCGGGCATACGGCCCGACGTAGGTGACGTTCGGCATGGTGTGGCTCTCCGGTTCAGGCCTTGGCGGCGGCGTCGATCAGGGTGTTGCAGTCGTAGCTGGCGAACTCATCGCCGGGCTTGGCCGTGGTCGTGCTGCCAGGCACCACAGGAGCAGCCAGCGAAGCATTGGCAGCCAGTTCCTTGCAGCGCTTGAGGCCCATGGCCTTGAAGTCGTCGGCCGTGAAGCCCTTGGCGTTGGTGGCGAGTTGCGCGGCCAGCGTCGCTAGTTCCGCAGCTTCGGCGGCTTGTGCGTTGGCCTGCAGCGTCTGGAACTGCGCATTGGCGGCGTCCAGCTTGGCTTGCACAGGGGCAATGGCCTGAGCCTGCACATGCCCGTTGTAGGCGGCGAGGAGCTGCGCGTCGGCCAGCCCCTCGGTCTTGATGCCGGCGGCATTGAGCACGGCGACGAGCGTTTCCTTCATCGGATCACCTTTCGGAAGTGAGTTGACGACTGCGCTGTAAGTCACCTCGCGGCGCACCTCTTCAGCGGTCCCAGACCATGCTAGGGACGAGCCCTCAGACACCGTGTAGCTCTGCTTCCAGAACTTGCCGCTCTCGTCCGTCCAGATGGCGTAGGTGTCGAAAACCTCGCGCAGCCAAGCGCCACGGGGCAGCGCCTTGTAGAGGCCTTCCGTGATCTGCTCGAAGCTCATTGCCGCAGCCGCATTGCCCAGCAGGCCCTGCAGCCAGCGGCGCAGCGTCGTGCGCTGGTCTGCTGCGTCGGCAGCATTCAGCGCGGCCATTTCCACCGGCTCGGGCTTGCCATCGGAATTGAGGAACATCCCCACGCCCTGCTCAGGCGTGCCGGCCCCGCTCTCATGCAGCAGGAAAGCCACATGGTCGTATTGGATGTTGGTGGCGATGCGCTGGTACTTTTTGCCCAGGCTCTCGCCGTTGGCGGTCACGGCTTGGCAGAACAGGCCCGTGCTCACATGGATGGGCTCGGTGTTGCTGCCGTTCATGGCCGCGTCCAAGCGCTCCACCAGCGCAGCGCCGTCTGGGTGGGCCTTGGCCTGCGCCTCGTTGACCACCACGTCAAACAGCGTCTTGCCGCCTTCGTGGCGCGCGTTGGTGCAGATGGCGCCTGCGTAGCTGCTCAGCAGCGCATTGCCGCTCAGGGCGCTGATGTGGCGGCCTTCGGCGTCCTTCGGGTGGCCGGCCGGGGCGGGCTTGCCCTCCAGGCTTGCCGCACCCTTCGCCAGTTCGTCGGCAACATAAACCATGCCATTCATTACGATGCCGTCGACCGCACCGCATACGTTGGCAACGCGGTACATGGGCTTGCCGGTCTTGTCGTCAACGAACTTGGACACGGAATCGGCATTGACTGCCGTAAGGATGTGGACCCGTTTCTTCATGCTGGCGCATGCTAGGAACAGCGCAAGAAAAAGCCCCCGGGCCTTTCGACGCGGGGGCAAAGCCTCTGAGGGCTAGGAGACCCCGCGCACCCCTGCGCGTGGCGTTGCCGATGCTAGGGGAACCGTGTTCAGCCACTCGGCCTTTTCCTTGCCCATGGCCGCGCGCAGCTTTGGCGTCAGGATGGGCTTGCCCTCGGCGTCAAGCAGGCAGGTGGTGACGGAACAATGGCAGTTGT